CCGGCGGGCCCGAGGAAATGCGCGAGATACACGTTGCCCGGCGTCGCTTCGACGCCCTGCTTGACCAGGAACGCGGCGTTGTCGCGGGCATAGGCCGCGGTCATCTGCCGGCCGAGCGTCCGGTCGGCGCGCAGCGCCAGTAGCTCCTCGTCGCCGCGGCCCGCGGCCAGGTCGGGGCGCTCCTTGCGGAGCATCGCAAGCCAGGTCTGGTCGATGAACTGGCCGGCGCCGGTCGCCGATGATTTCGGATTTCGCGCCGTGCCCTCGTTATGCAGGATGCGATCGACTGTCGCCTCGGGAGAACCCGGGCCGCGGCGCAGCGCGTTGAGCGCGCCCACCATGCGGTCGGGATCGCCGCTGTTGATCGAGGCCAGCACGTCGGCGGTGGCGAACTGCTCGGCGGCGCGGCGCTTGAGCTGCACCGCTTCCGACTGGGTGTAGATGCCGGCGGCGACCGCGCCGTCGATGCTCTTGTTGATCGCCCGGATGGCGTCTTCTTTGGTTTCCTCGTCGCCGGCTGAGACGCCCTTGTCGATCAGGTCGTGGCGCTGCTCGTCGCCGCGCGCCTTCTCGCCGTCCTGCCACAAGTCGCGCTGGCGCGACTGGAAGAAAGCGGTCTCGCGCGCCTCGGCCGGCTTGATCTCGTTATCGAACCGCTCCCGCATGTTCGGGTCGGCGATGGTCGCCGACCATTTGCTCTTGGCCGCCGCGACCTCGTTGCCGTAGCGCGTCGGCATATCGTGGCCGGCATCGTCGGGCCCGTGGGTTATGTCCTCCTTGGCCTTGTTGCGGATGCCGATCAGCTCGGCCGTCATGCCGGCGCTGGCCTGGGCATATTCCCAGCGGCTCTTGTCGATCTGATATTCGCCGATGCCCTCGCCGAGCTTGGCAATGCCCTTGCCGAGCGCCTCGCCGCCGGCGGTCAAGGCCGCTGCGCCGCGCGACAGCGAGCTGACGTCGGTGGTCGCGACCGGCCGCGCGGCATCCGCCGTGGGCGTTGCTCCGAGATCGGCGACGCCGGGGAGCTTTGCCATCAGACCTTGGCGCCGGTCGGATATTTTAATTTGCCGTAGGTCGAGAACATCGAGCCGGCGGTGCCGGCCAGCGTGCCGAGCGCCGCGAGCTTCGAAGCCTTTCTTTTCTGCTGGCCTTCGATCTCGGCGAGATCGCCCGAGAAGCGCACGTTTTCCGCCTGGTTGCGCAACCCGGTGGCCTCGCTCTCGCCGTTGAACAGATCCATCAGCGCGTGATAGCTGCCGCGCTGCGCGAGCTCGCCTTCGTTCTCCGCCGGCGAGCCGAAACCCGGATCGACGCCCGAGGCGCCGGCGCGCGCCCGCGACGTCGAGATCGCCAGGCGTGTTTTCATGCCGGTATCGAGCGCCTTGCGCTGGCCCGAGGCGAACGCCTGGGTCGCGTTCTGCTCGATCTGCGCCGCGGTCGAATAGGCGCCGGCCTTCTGCGCCGCGCCGGCCTCCTCGGCGGATTTGCCGCCGGCCAGCGTCGACGAGGCGCTCAGCGCGCCGCCGGCGGCGGTCGCCACCATCGATCCAATCATCAGTGTGCCCGGATCGAACGCGCAGACGCCGCGGCCTGGAACGATGCTGTACCTGTCGCAGATCGTCCGCATCGGTTGCATTACTCCCCGGTCCAGACAAACACGCGATGCCGGCCGATCTCGATCGCCGCAAAACCCAGCCGCTGCAGCCAGCGCTCGGCGGCGGGATTGTCCGGCTCGGCCGACGCCAGCACGCGCTTGAGCCCGAGCGCCTTGAACCGCTCGATCGCCAGCAGCCCGGCGCGGTGAATCGCCACCGGATAGTTGTGCGCCTCGGCCGCCATCACCACGCTGGCCCAGATCTCGCCGTTCGGCATGTGCACCAGGCCGCCGATGCCGATAACGCGGCCGTCGACGATCGCGGTGAAGCAGCGGCAGCGGAATTGCGGAGGTGCGCCCTGCAGCGCCAGGAAATCGGCGGCCACCGTCGGCCGCAGCTCGACGCGCGCCATTATTTCTCGTTGGTCACGATTGCCACCACCACCGCGCCGACCCGGCACGGCAGCGGCGCCTGCGCGAGAAGACAAAGCCGCGCGTCGGTGTCCCACTCGCCGGGGACCGAGACCATCGGCTCGTCGTAATGGCTCCAGATGGTGTCGTCGGGCACGTCGGCGTTGGCCTCACACAGCGGCATATCGTCGAGCTGGTCGAAACGCTGGCCTTGCTTGAGGCCCTGCGCGTGGGTGTCGTACAGCACCAGGCCGAGATGGTTGATCTTCTTCTTTTGCGTCAGCGGCGATCCGAGCTGCGCGGCGTAGGCGAGCTTGGCCGACATGAACGGCGCGACGAAGCCGAACATCGCCACGATGTTGGCTGACTCCCAGCCGTTCGGCAGCGTGATCGCGCCGCCCGACACCGTCAGCGTGCCGACCCGCACCATGCGGTCGCTCGGCTGCTGGTCGGCGAACACCTCGGCCGGCAAGCCCTCGTAGGCGGAAAGCCCGGTAAAGGTCGAGGTCAGCGCGCCGTCGTAGCTCTCGATCGCGCCGCCGAGGCCCGCGACGATCGTGGTAGCGGTGGCGGCATCCGGCAGCGTTGCTACTCCCGAAGCGTCGGTCGTCACCGTGCCGAGATCTTCGCCGTCGGCCCAGATCCGGACGGCGGTGTTCGGCAGGTGCGCGGCGGTGATGGTCGCCGACGCCACACCCTGATAGACAATGTGGCAATCAAGCAGCTGGTTGAGCACGCCGCCCTTGCAGTTGGCGCGCGGCGCCAGGCGCTCGATGAAGCGCTTGGTCACGCCGTCGATCGTGCGCCGCACCACGAAGTCGACCAGATTGTCGGGACCCGACGGCGCCGGCAGCACGCAAACGTCCTCGATGATGCCGAGCGTGCCGATGCGCCACCACGCCTCGACCTCGTCGGGCAGGTCGTACAATAGCGCCGCAACCTGGCCTTCGGTCCGCGTGAAATAAGCCATGGTGTCGGGCTGCCGCGCCACCGCCAGGCTGGTGATGCCCGGCAGGCCGATGTCGTGATTGAGCCGCGTCAGATCCCGCGCGGCATAGTCGAAATCCGACGGGCTCCAGTCCAGCGCGTAGACCCGCGCGCCGGATTCCTGGACCATGATGCCGCCCTTGTCGATCTTGAGCGCCGGCAGCCGCGCCGTGCCTTGGGTCGAGCAGTCCTTCGATGCGAAGTTAGTGGGCGTCAGCGGCTCGTCCTGCGCCGAAGATCGGATCGAGGCGACCGACATTTCGCGGCCGACCAGGAGCCGCGACAGCGCCAGCGCCCAGTTGACGCTGCCGACCGGGCCGTCGCCGAACCGCTGCACGATCGCGCCGGCATCGCCGAGCGACTCAGCCGTGTCGAGATCGATCTGGCCGTAGCCGGTATAATTGTCGGTCTGCGAGCCCCAGATGCCGTCGCGGCCAAACCACCACAGCCGGCTCTCGGCGAATACGACGCAGGTCGGCCAGCCGGCGGCGTCGGACCAGGAGCCCTCGAGCCATGAGTCGGTGGCGGCGATCGAGGGGAACGGATGCAGCACTTCGATCTGCACCAGAATGGGCGAGATCCAGCCGGTGACCCGGCAGATGCCGTAGCCGCCGCCGGCGGTATAGTCCGACGACACAATGGCGGAGCCGGAGGTGTATTCGGCGGCCTTGAAGCCGACCCGCTCCCAGGCAATCACATTGTCGAGCGGCGGCGTGCCGGCCGAGCCGCCGGTGGCCGAGGCCAGCGGGCCGGCCGCGGTGACGTCGTCGACGTCGTTGTAACCGGAATTGGGACCGTCGAACGAGCGCTGCAGCCTCACCGTGCCGCTAAACGTGCCGGCGACGGTCCAGGTGTAATCCCGCGCCACGGTGCCGACGCCGGTGACCCGCACCGGATCGCTGAACGCATTTTGCGCGCCGAGCACCGCGCGGTTGGCCTGGCCCTTGCAGAACAGCCGGAACAGGGTGCCGACGTGCTGTTGCGTGAAGAACGGCCGATCGGAGGCAAGATTGCCGTTGCCCTCGTACACCGTTGGCGTCAGGTTCGCGAGCAGGCTCGGCGCGGTCTGAAACGGGCCGTTGTCGCTGCGGTATTTCACCACCGACCAGGCGTTGGTGCCGCGGCGCTCGAGCTTGTACTGCTGGCGGCCGTAAGACGCGACGAAGATGATGTCGCCGGAATCCGAGATCCGCAGGCTGGAAAGATCGGCCTCGGCCCACGGCGCGCCGAGCTCGAGCGTGCCGGCGGCGTCGATTGCGATTGACGTGAGCGTCTTGGCGCGCGCGTCGGTCGACTCGATCTGCAAAAAGACATTGGCCGAGCTCGGCGAGAACGCCAGCGCGTGCTCGCCGGTGTCGATCGTGGTCTGCGCCATCACGTCGGACAGGCCGTCGGTCGAGCCGACCCGCACCATCACCGGGCCGTTGCTCACGACCAGGCGCAGGCCGTGCTCCTTGCCGAAGTCGGCCAGCGTGACGGGGATGGTCTGCTTGGCGCGGGCGATGCCGCCACGCGCGGTCGCGGTCAGCGTCATCACACCCGTGGCGATGGTCGTGGTGCAGCCCGACGTGGTGTCGCTGGTGACCCAGGCGCCGGTGCCGATCAGCGTCGAGTCGGCGATCATGGTCGACACCGCCGGCCGCGTCACCAGCGCGTCGCCGACCCGCACCCGCATCTTGCCGTCGGTCAGCTCGATCTGCGCGGTGTCGTTCTTGGCGAACACGAACGGCAGCAGCTTGGCCCGGGCGTCGCCGCGGGTTTCGCCTTTCTTCTCTAGGCCGGCGCGCAGCGCCATCGAGCCGAGCGTCTTGGGTTCCCAATTGAGCTGGCACTCGGCGGCGAGCCGCAGCCGGTCCTGGTCGACCCGCGCCAGCGCGAGCTTCGAGCATTCTCCCCGGTTAAAGGCCAGTAAGGGAGCGTTGACGCGGGCCATGATTAGCCGATCAGGCTCCCGCCCTGCGGATCGTCGCCGCGGCCTCCACCCTGGCGCGACGTCACCCACCTGCCCCGCGGCGCGAAGCCGATCGGATCGTTCATCGCGCAGGTGGCGCCGGCGACGCGGCCGGCCTTCTCCTCCTGGCGGATCAGACCGTTGGGGCCTTCCAGCAGGTTGTCGGATCCGGTGACGCGCTTGCAGGCCAGCCGCGCGAGGCGCAACGCGACATAGCTCGAGAACGACTCCAGCCAGCGGGCCAGATCCATTCCATAGGTCGCGTGGTTGGAATTGTACTGCACGTAGAGAGGCGTGACGTCGGCGTACCAGAAGCCCGCCTCCTCGCGGACATTTAGCAGCGGCGGCGTCAGTTGCGGCGAGGCCGAGCACAGCCGGGTGCGGATCCAATCGGTCGGAATGGTGAAGGCGTTCTTGAAGCCGAACTCCGGCGTGATGCTTTCGTCCGGCTCGATCCGCACGGTGCGGTAGCTGAAGTTCCAGAACCGCCGCTCCAGGCAATAGGCCACGGCCTTTAGCCAGAAGTCGTCGAGCACGCGGCGGCGCTCGCAGGCCTCGGCCAGGCTGCGGATGCGCCGCTCCTCGAGGTGGCCGAGCGCCTCGTTGTAGAGCTCGAGCTTGTCGGCCATCTTAGTTGCCGACCGGCCGGATGATGCCGCGGCCAGCGCCGGTGTTGTGGCCGAGGATCTGTGACAGCACCGTGAACTTGAGCATGTCGGCGCCCATGTTCACCGACGGCAGCAGTTCGGTCTCGCCGGCGAACACCACATTCGGCTGGCCGTCGTCGCCGACGGCGATGATCGCCACCAGCTGCACGTTTCCGCGCTTGGCCTCGGCCAGCTGCTTGGCGAGCGCCGAGCAGACCTGGTCGTTGACCTTGATCGTGTCGAACTGTGGCATTGTCATCGTGGTTCCCTCCGCGAGTCGGCGCATCGCGTCGTCGAGCGAGCCGCCGCAGGCGGCGATGTCCGCGACGTTATGCGTGAAGTTAGCTCCGCAGCGCCCGCTGATGGTCCATGATCCAGCGCTGGGCGTCGGCATGGTTCGGGAAGTTGCCCTTGACCTTGGCGCCGGTCGACTTGCGCTTGACCACGATGCCGTCGATCGGGTCGCTGGCTATCTCGAAATCGGAGGCGACGCCGGCGACGGCCTCGAATTCCGGCCGCGGCATGTAGCCCTTCGCCGTGACGTTGGCCCAGTTCTGGCCGGCGTCCCACACGATCAGCTCGGCGTAATAGGCGCCGTCGCGCGGATAGACGATGACGGTGTCGCCGCCCTTCATGCGCTGCGCCACGTTGCACCAGTATTCCTTGCGCAGCAGGTTCTCGATCGGTGTGCCGGCCTTCGGCACCACCTCCCAGGTGTTGAACTTGATGCCGGACTCGCGGGCCCAGATCTCCTGGTTGAGCAGCGCCTCGACCGGCTTGGCTTCGGCCAGCACCTGCTTGACCGCGTCCATAGCCCGCGCAGACGGGCGTTCGCCCTGATGGGCCGCAATGCTCGGCTTGTCCGCCGATGTTGCCGGCGCGGGCTTAACCGGTTCGGTCTTGGCCGGTTCGGTGTTTGGCGGCAGCTTTTTGGCGGCCGTGGTGTTTGCTCTGCTCATATTGTCCTCTCGGGTTGTGAAACAATGTTGCGTTGCCGCAGCCAGTTGCCGATCGAGCCGCGCCAGGTGTGCCGGCCGGTGTGGCCGAACTCGATCTCGGGATCGAGCCACACCTTGCCGCCCAGCGCGCGCCAGCGCCGGCAGAACACGAAATCCTCGGTGAAGTAGAGATGTTGCTCGCGGTCGAGCATAAAATCGAACAGCGCGTAGGCCTTGCCGCCGGGCACCAGCTCGTCGTGATACCAAAGCTCGGGATAGAACGCGATCATGCGCTCGATCGCCGCGCGCGTGACGCGGAAGAAGCCGCCCGGGCCGCCCTCGATCTCGAGCAGGCCGGTGGCGGGATCGGCCTGCAGGCCGCGGCCATCTGGATCCGGCAGCCACCGGATCGAATAGCACACCGGATCTCGGCGCGACGGATAGCAGCCGAGCACCAGATCGACCGGATGGGCTGCGAGCTTGACCAGCGCGCGCGGCTGCCACGACACGTCGGCGTCGGCGAAGATCAAATCGGTGGCGTCGCTCGCCAGGAATTCGGCGACCAGGCTGTTGCGGCCGCGCGCCACCGCGCTGTCGCCGACCCGGGCGACGTCGTACACCATCCAGCCCAGCGCGTTGGCGTCGGCGATCGCCGACGTGATGGCGTTCTTGGTTTCGATCTCGACCTGCCCGGTATAGGACAGCAGCGCGAGATAGAGTTTCTTCACGCCACCAGCTCCGCCACCGCCGCCTCGAGCGGCTGGAACCGCGCGGTCGCCATGTAGGCCTCGGCCGCGGCCCGCGCCGTGATGTATTCGGCGCTGGGCCTCTGGTCGCGATGCGCCGCGAGCGCCGCCTCGACGTCAGGCAGCGCGCGGCGGCCTTCGATGTCGCGGGCCCGCCAGCCCATCAGCACGCGGACCAGATGGCCCGGCGGCAGCTCGATGCCGAGCTCACGGCGGATCCGCGACGCGAGGTGCAGCCGGTCGTAGCGGGTGGCGACGTAGAGATCCCACCAGAAATCCAGCTCGCGCATGCGTTGCGTCAAACCCTTCTTGGCCGCCAACACCAGCGTCGGAATCACCGGCGCAGGCCTCCCGGCGATGAAGGACACCAGCTCGTCGACGCAAGTGTCATAGAACCAGAACGGAAAGCGCTCGTCGTACAGCGGGCCGGTGAGCTCGAGCCATTCGCGCGTGACGATCGGCAGCGTGCACTGGCCGGGATTGGCGAGATCGTTCCAGGCGATGACGCCGAGCCGGCGGTCGGGAAAGCCATGCTCGAGCACCATCGCGATCGTCTCGTCCCAGTCCGGCGTGCCGATGAAGCAATCGTCGGGGAACGGGCAGTAGACGTCCGCGCCAGGCGCGGCCGCCACCAGGCGGTTCCACACCGCGCCGACGCCGGGCGGCCGGTTGCCGATGGATAGCGGCAGTGCCGGCATGTTGCGGCGGAAGAAGTAATTAGACTGGACGTCGTCGCCATCGATACCGACACTGAATTCGATGGTGTGCCGCCCGGATGCGAGCGCCTTGGCGCATTCGATGACCGCCAGCGCGCGGCGCGGATTGCCCCGCGTCGCCACCATGAAGGCTATTTTCATTGAAACACCTCCAGGCGCCGAACGCCGCGGCCGAGCAAATCAGCAGAATGAGAACAATGACGCCGCCACCGACCAGGCGGCGGCGTCATCGCTGTAGTCAGAACAAGCCACGCCTCAGATCGAGCCTTTGACGATCCCGAGCGAGACCAGATCGGTGCGGATCCGGTTGAGCAGCGTGACGATGCCCTCGGCCTGCGCCGAGGTCGTGTAGCCGAACGGCGTGGTCGTGGTCGACGCCGTGGTGGTCACCGCCGACTGCGCGGTGGCCGCGGGCTGGACGATCGGCGTTGCGCCGAAGAACCCAACCTTGCCGGCAGCGGTGCCGCCGACCTGCACGTTGTCGGTGAGCGTCGCCGCCCCGGCCGACATCGAGCCGACTTGCACCAACGTCCGCACCGGCGGAGTGTCGGTGAAGTCCGGAGCCTCGCCCACGTCGGCGGTTGCCGCTCCAGACGACGGATAGACCGCCGTATTGAACGTGCCGCTCGAGAGCCAGACCAGATCGCCGACTTTCATGCCGAGATTGCCGGCGTCGGTGACATAGCCGGCGCCGAGCATGGTCGCGATCGAGTCGGAGTTGATCAGCGACCACAGTGCCGCGCCCTGGCCGCCGATGGCCTGGGACAGCAGGGAGACTTTAGCCGTAGAGTAAGCCATCAGGTGCTCCCCTTAGCTCGCCACATAGGCCGAGCCATCGTGTTTCATCACGACGACGCCGCTGTTCTGCAACAGCTTGGAGCCCATGTAGCTGGTGGTGCGCGCCCAGGAGTAATCCTGCTCCTCGTGATAGCCGGCGAGGGCTTGCAATTCGCCGGAATTCACCGCGTGGCCGATCGCATTGCGGTGATAGAGGAAGCAGTATTCGAGGGCCGTGCCCTTGCCCGAGATGTTCGGGTGCACGATCCAGTTGATGCCGGCCCAGCGCTTGAACTTCTTGACCGGCTGGTTGAACGGCTTGCTCTCGACGTAGTCCGCCCTGGTGTACTCGGGGATCTGCATCAGATACGCATCGAAGGCGAAGCTGATGACGCCGAACATGTTGTCCTCTTCGTCGACGTCCACGGAGTTGTTGCCGAGGATGGTCTTGGACTTGACGACGAGGTTGAGAGAGCCGGTGACGGCGCCCCCCGTGGTCAGCGTGGCATTCTGCAATTCGGTCAGAATGTCGCTGTCGATCTTGCGGTTCATCACCTTGCGCGTCGTCATCTGCATGATGCGGCGGCCGTCGCCTTGGGAGGCGAAGATGTTGAACGACGTCTTGCGCACCAGGTCGTGCCACTCGACGAGCGTGGCCGTGAACTGGTTGTTGTTGTCGCTACGTGCAGGGATCAGCCCGTTGACGCCGCGGGTGTTGGGGGTGGCTCCGCCGGAATCGGCGACCAGGAACGTCGCCTGATTGCCTTTGAACGTCGCCTCGGTCAGAACCGAGTGACGGAGCTGTGAGACCCCCTGCTCGAAGCCCATGATCGCTTCCTTGCGATACTGGACCTGGAAGGCCGTGTCGGACACGATGGTGCTCCATGATTAAGCATTCGCGTGCCTCCTGTTCGGGTGTCCGAACGCGCTGCGCCGTTGCGGGTGTCGGTGCTTGCGCACCGGCCGCTGACGTGCCGTTCGGGCCTAGTGGAATGGCGGGTGTAGACGCGCCGTTGCGCCGGGCCGCTGTTGCGGGTGTCCGGGCTCTGGCGTGAATTTAGTGCGGGGACCTCGCCTCCCCGCATAGGCGCGCGCGCTGCGCGGCTTACCGGCGGCCGGACGAACCGGCGCGGCGGCGAATTTGTCGGCGCGACACTCCGGCTTTAAGCCGCCTTGCCCCGCGCCTTCATCTTTTCCTGCGCGTCGATCAACTCGCGCATACGCACCTCGAGGCCGGGCTTGCCGTCGCTGCCGTAATATTGACGGTGCGCGTCTGCGTCGCCGCCCTGCGCCTTGCGCAAGGTGGTCTCGATCGACTCGAGCTCGGCCGAGATGGTTTTGGCGCTGTCGGCGCCGGCCGGCACGATCGACGCCGCCGGGTTGAGCTCGCGCGCGGTCTGCGCCGCCCAGCGGATGAAGGCCGCGGTGTTGCCGAGCAGCTTGCCGTCGCCGGTGCGCGCGGTCAGCATGGAGTTCTTGAATTCCTCCGGCATGGTCGCCAGCAGCGAGCCCATGGCGTTGGTGTTGACCTTATAATCGCCGGCGCCCCATTCGCCGATCAGCTCGCCCTGCGAGTCGATGATTGACTGCTTGTCGTCGACATCCTGCTTGGCCTTCAGCTGGTCCTGCATCTTGTAATACCAGTTGACCGAGCGGTTCATCTCGTCTTGCGAAGCGCCTTCCTCGAACATCGTCTTGGCGAAGTCCGCGACCAGCGGTTTGTCGGCCTCGCCGATCACCATGCCGTCGGGCAGCGCCAGCTTCTCGACCATGATCTCCGCCGTCTCCGGCAGGCCGTTGGTCTTGCGCCATTCCGCTTTCTGCTCTGGCGTGGCGTTTTCCGGCAGCGGCTTCGGCGCGGCCTTGAACTCGCCCGAGTCGATCTTGCCGCGCAGCTCGCGCGCGCCTTTGTAGAACGCATTGGGGTCGGTGTAGCGCTGCAGGTCGGTCAGCGCCTTCTTGTCGTCGCCGGCGAGCAGCTCGCGCCAGTTGTCGGGAAACTTCGGTGTGCCCGCGGCCGCGGCGGCCGCAGCAGCTGTAGCCGCAGCACCAGCATCGGCGCCGCCGGCTAGCGTGTCTGCGCCTGGCGCAGCTCCAGCTCCAGCAGCGCCGCTACCCGCCGCACCTGCGCCGGCGGCGGCGGCTCCTGATTTATCCGCTGCGCCAGTTCCCGCAGCTCCGGCTCCTGCAGCTCCAGCGGCAACTCCCGCCGCTGCCGCGCCTGCACCGCCGTCACCGGCACCTGCTCCTGCTCCCGCACCGCCACCTCCTGCACCCTTGTCGGCATCATAGAATGGCCGGAACGAAACACCACCAAGCATGCGATCGCGTAACAGCATCACTCACTCCTCTTTGAATTTTCAGAAGGCATCGCCGGCTCCGCTCCGCGCGGATTGACCGGCACAACGATCTCGCAGGCCTCTTGGACCATCAGGCCGACCCAGCGGCGGCCTTCCGCGAAGTCGGTGGCTCTCCGGCCGTCCTCGCCGCCGACAAAACTCAGCCGGCCCTTGCCGGAAATCACGTTGACGATGACGTCGTAGGCAGTCTGCTGCTGGCCGTCGTTGGCGGTGCCGGAGCGCAGCGCCTTGAGCGCCGCGACCTCGCCGGGCTCGAGCCTGGGCGAGTCCCACGGCGATCGCGGCGGCGGCCGCTTCGGCTTGGTGCTCATGCCACCCCGCCGGCGCGCAGCGATTGCGCGGCGTTGCCAGCGCCCTCGGCGGCGCCGGCGACCCGCGCCGCCAACTCAGTGGCTTGCGCCAGCTGCGCGGCTTGCGCCTCTTGCGCCTGGCGCTCGTCGTCCGCGGCCTTCAGTTTCTTGACCTGGTCGGTGGAGCGCAGCCATTTCGCCGGCGCGCCGCCGCCGCCGATCGCGTCGCGCGCCGCGGTGTGCATGTCGGGCAGCATGGCGATCGACGGGTCGATCTCGGCGCCTTGCGCGATGGTGCCGACCATCGCCTGGAACGCCGACGTCAGCGCCCGCTCGGCCGCCACCGTGATCGGGGTGTCGAACTGCCAGTCGATGTCGCGGCCGCGCAGCGACTGCGGCATGTCCTCGACCGGGCCGAACGCGCCCAGGTGCAGCAGATCCTGGAACGTGCCGTCGACCAGGTCCTTGCCCTCGTCGTTGACCGGCTCGAACAGCGGCAGCGAATTGCGGATGAATTCGTCCCAGAGCTTCGAGGCCTCGTAGGCCGTCATCTCCTTGGTGATCTCGGGGAATCTTATCTTTGAAAGATAGAACGCATCGTCGAGCGAGGCCTCGAGCCGGTCCATCTGCTCGGCGCCGTAGCGGATGCCGTCGAAATTCAGCTCGAGCGGCCGCAACACCTCACCGGTGCGCTCGTCGTAATCCGGATCGACCGAGGTGTTGCCGCCGGCGTAGATGTTGATGCCGCCGTTGATCGCCTCGCCCACCGTGATCAGCGGCGGGTTGGTGGCCTTCTCGGAGGCCTCCAGCATCGACAGCATCATCTGCTGCAGCATGCGGGCGTCGGGCAGGCCGTACACCACCGCCGGCGAATAGCCGTACTGGTTGCCGAACAGCGAGCCGCCGAACTCCCAGCGCCGGATGTTCACCGGCCAGGTGCGCAGCGGCATTTCCTCCATGACGTGCTGGTTTTCGACGTCGACGTAGATCGACACGAACGGCATGCCGCGGGTCGCCGACGCCGGCAGATCGTATTGGTCGGCCGGCAGCAGGATGCGCCGGCACTTGATCTCGCGGAACATCTCCTCGTTCTTGAGCTCGGCGACCTTGGGCGAGATGCCGAGCGAGCCATGGCGCAGCTTGCCGCTGGCGTTCGCGCCAAACTTCTGCTGCAGCTGGCGCGCCTGCGGCTTCCAGTCGAAATGCACCTCGTCGATCTTGCCCTTGACGTTCTCGTCCCAGGCGACGTCGCGCAGGTGCCAGGAGCGATACAGCAGGTGCGAATAGTCGCAGACCTCGCGGGTGACGATGTCGTTGCCGAATGCAACGAAGTCCTTGTCGGCCACCTTGGTCGCGCGCACGAAACCGGCGCGGCTGTCGTACATGGCGAGGCGCTGGGTCTTCGAGGCCCAGTCCAGCCACATCTTGGCGTCGCGTTCCTCGTTGACCGTTTCGCTGTCGGTCTTGGCGTGAAACCACTGGTCGCGGCGCAGCATCGACGAGAAGGCGTCGCTGAGATCGCGGTGGCAGCGCGCCGGCCTGCCGGTCATCAGATACGAGCCGAACTCCTCGGAGAAGTAGCGCGCCCGGGTGAAGTCGGCGCGCATGACGTGGAAGTTCTCGGCGATGGTCTGCCACAGCGACAGGATCGGCGCGCGCTTGGAAAACAGCGCGTCGCCGACGCGCACCAGGTCCTGCACCCGTTGGCGCATCAGACGTCGGCGATCGTGATGTTGAGATCAATGCCGCGGCAGCCCATTGATTCGTCGGCCCACACGATCTTGGTGATGTCGCCGTTCACGCCGCGCAGGTCGACCAGATCGAGGCCGTTGGTGGGCATGATGCGATCGCCGCCGCGCTTGCGGGCGAAGTGTTGCTTGTCGATGAAAAACTCAGGGTCCGGCGTGCGCGGCGGCGCCGGCGTCCGGCCTTTGGCTTTGGCCTTGGCCTTTGGCTTGGGCCGCGATGGCGTTGCACCGCGCGATGCAACGGCGCGAGTCGCATTCGTCATGCCGCCGCCGGCGGGTCCGCCGTAGGACAGCACAAATGCGGTGGCCATCATGTGCAGCCAGGCGTCGCGCTCGAGCTGCGGCCAGGGCGTGCCGATCGGCGGCAGCTGCTCGATCAGCGCGTCGATGACCGGCGCGCGCCGGGCCTGGCCCTGCTGATGGTCCACAAATTGGAGCCTTGTCGGTGGTGGCACCGCAGTCTTGATGGCAAATGTCATGCGTTGGCTCCGAGTTTGGTCGCGCCGTAGCTGCCGGCCAGGGTGTCGCTGCCCTTGCGCGAGGCCGCGGTGCTCAGCGTGGTGGAGCCGCGGCCGGCGGCGCTGGGCTGCATGGCGCGGCGGCGCGCCTCGAGCGCGGCCGGCGACATCGGGTCGGGCATGGTCGGCGGCGGCGCCGGCGTTGGCGCCACCGGCGTCGGTGTGGATCTGCTGCGGCCGAACAGGTCGCCCATGGTCATCTCCTCGTCGTTGAGGTTTCGTGCAGGTCGCAGCGCATTGCCTCGGCCTCGCATTGCAGCCGCTTGCGCTCGGCCGGATCGGCGGCATCGGCCGCGGCGCCCTCGAACTCGGCGATCTCTTCCAGCTTGCGGCGGCGAGGATCGAGCGCGGCACGCTCGGCCAGGATCTCGCTATACGGGCGCGGTTTGTCGCTCGCCGGAATGAAAGGCCGATCGCGCATCATGTTGCATCAACTTGCATCACCGCCTCCGCACGCTGGCGAGATGCCGGCCGCCGGTATTGGCCGACGCCGGCGGTGCGCGCCCGGAGCGGCCGGAGCGGATCGAGCGCTCGACCGCGCGGTTGCCTTCCGACAGGCACATGATGACGGCGTCGGCCTTGTCGGGCGACCGGCCGAGCAACTCTTTCTGCTCGTCCTTGTCGAGGATCTGAATGCCGTCGGTGGTCAGCTTCCACTGATACGACGCCAGCTCGGCCTTAAGCTCGGGATCCGGCGGCAGCGCGACCACCGAGCCGCCTTCTTGCGTCGGGTCGAGCTCCTCGCGGAATTTCCAGGTCGCCTCGGCGCGTTTGTTCTTGAACTTCAGCTTGCCGTCGCGGGTGCGCGCGCTCGACGCCACCACGCCGTTGAAGGCGACGACGTCGATGTCGTTGTCCTTCATCGCGATCACGGCGTCGCCGCCCCAGCCGCCGCCGAGATCCACGATCACCGGACAGCGGTCGCGGCGGTGGCGCACGACGTCGCCGGCGGTGTTGCGGCCGGTCTTGTCGGCCTCGCGCTTGGCATCGAGCGGGGCGTACCAGCCGCCGTAGCGCCAGCAGATCACCCGCCGGTCGCCGCCGGACGGCGCCACGTCCACCGCCATCGCGGTCATAGCCGTGCGCGCCGGGATCTTCTCGGTCCAGCGCTGCATCGCCGCCTCGATCCAGGCGGTCGGGATCACCTGATAGTCGCCGTCCTTGAGGCCTACGGTGAAGTCGCCGTCGCGGTAGACCCGGCGCAGCTCCTCGGGCAGCGAGTCGAGCTGGCTGCCGTAATCGGTTCGCGCCAGATCCGGGTTATCGGACAGTTTCGACCGGATGAAGGTGCGCGATCGCGCCTTGACCGGGCGGCCGCGAACCATGTGCGGGCCCGGGCCCTCGACCTCGACCTCGTTGCCGTCGGCGTCGGATATGTACCAGCGCAGCTCGCCGTCCTTGGCCGGGTTGGGATGCTTGGGATCGAGCCACGCCGCCCAGCGCCGCAGGATCCATTGACCCTCGATCGTGGTCGGCCCGTTGGTCGCGCCGACGACGCGGCAGCGCTGCTCCGGATCGGTCGACCGGCACCAGGTGTTGATGAAGACGTACTGGCTCTCGAGGAAGTCGGCGAGCTCGTCGTAGCCGATGAAGTCGCGGGCGCGGCCCTTGTAGCGCTGCTTGTCCTTTTCCTGCTCGCAGCCGCGAAGATCGATCTGGCGGCCGCGGCCCTTGAACGTCGGCGGGTGCGACTTGTAGCCGTCGTTGCCGCCCAGGATCTCGACCAGGCGGTCGCCGAGCTCGGCGGCGTCCTGGTTGATCCGGCGCAGGATGCGCGAGCGCTGATGCTCGTTGAGCGCGAGACCCAGCAACAGATCCGACTTGCCGCCGCCGGCCTCGCCGCCGTACAGCAGCTCGTCGGCCTCGCAAAAATACGCCGCGGTCTGCGGCCCGACGTTGGGCACCCACAGATCCGCCGCGGTCGCCCGCAGCGCGTCGCGCTCGAGCGCCGCCCGCGTCTTTTCAGGCAAGGCCTGGACGCGGGCGAGCAGCTCGTCGAGGGTGCTCAAGTTCGGCGCGGCGCGGCTTACGCGGCCGCGGGTCCGCCCTCGCCTTCGGTTGTGGCCTTCGCCGTCCCGTCAGCCGGCGCGTCAGCGACAGGATCGGCCGCCGGCTGCTGCACCGGATCGGTCGCAACAGATCCATCGACCTGCGCCGCGCCGGCGACAGGCGTCGGCTCTTTCGCAATCCTCGCGAGCTCGAGCGCGGTGGCAACCTCACTTTTGATCAGATCGTTCAACCTGTCGGTGAACGTCTGCTGCGATTGTTCGACCTGGTCCGCGACCTGGTTGCGGAGCTGTTCGGCCGAGGCGGTCACCAGATCCGCCAGGATCGGACCCGGGTCGGTCTGAGAATGGCCCGCGGCGTGGTCGAGGCGATCGGCGATCGCGTGGAGCGCCTCGACCAGAGGCGGTTCGAATTCCCCGGCGTAACCGGTGGCGCAGGCCTCGACGATGATCGCGTCGATCACTGCGCGCGTTGACTGTTGTCTCATGTGTACTCCTCTACGGTTGTTCAGCTGGGCGTTAGATCGTCAGCGCGGCCGACACGATGATGTGGCCGTTCGGCAGGCGCAGAGCGAGGAAGCAGACCTCGCTGGCGGTGTCGGTCCAGGTCAGGTCGATGTCGCCGTCGGTCTCCGAGATCAGCGTGAAGCGCTTCT